TTGAAGATGAAACTACAGAACAGTTTACATCAAGTGCAACTGAAAACCAAGGTGGTTTTTTAAATACAACTGGAATAGGTGCTGGACTTTCTGCTTTTGGTGGTAGACTTTTACAAAATGTTCCTGCAAGTGCACAAAGAAGAATTGGGAGTGTAGCGACTGGATTAGGAGGTGGTTTAAATGCTATTAATAGTGTTAGAAATGCAGCTTCTAGAGTTGGACCTGTGAGTGGAACTGCTGCTGCAAGAGTAGCAAGTAGATTATTTTAATTATTTTTATTAAGGAGTTATAATGCCACTACCGGAAATAGTAACACCGGAATATTCAACAAACTTACCATCTACAGGAGAAGAAATATTTTTTAGACCTTTTTTAGTTAAAGAAGAAAAAATGCTTCTAATGGCTCAAGAAGGTAAAGATAAAAAAGAAATAACTAATGCTGTAGTCAAAGTTATTTCTAATTGTGTCAAAACTCCATTAGACATTAAACAATTACCAATAGTTGATGTTGAATGGATTTTTCTTCAATTGAGAGCTAGAAGTGTAAGTGAAGTTATTCAGTTAAATTTGAGACATACAAAAGAAGGGTGTGAACATTTAAATAAAATTGAAATACCTATTCAAGATATTAAAGTAAATGTTCCAGAAGGTCATTCAAATATTTTAATGATTAATAAGGATGCTGGTTTAGGAATGAAACTTAAATATCCTAATTTAGATATTACTGATAAAGTAGATGTTACATCAGCTAAAAGTGAAGAGTTGTTTGAGTTAATCACTTTATGTATTGAAAATATTTTTGATAAAGAAAATGTTTATAATGATTTTACTAAACAAGAACTAGATGATTTTGTTGGTGAACTTCCAAAAGAGTTTTTAGATAATTTTATGAAATTTTTTACTTCAATGCCTAAAGTATCTTATGATTTAGAATATGAATGTGAAAACTGTAAAGAAAAAGTTAGTCATAAATTAAATGGTCTAATGGATTTTTTTTTGTAAGTTTGAGTCATGACTCACTAGCTAATTACTATCAAACGAATTTTGCTATGATGCAACATCATAAATATACATTACAGGATCTTGAAAACATGATCCCGTTTGAAAGAGATTTATATGTGACCATGCTAATTGGTTATATCGAAAGAGAAAATGAAAGAATTAAAGAACAAAATGCAAGGAAGTAAAAAATGAGTATTGGAGCAGCACCTACAGTTTTCAATGTTGCAAGAACACAATTACAAAAACTTATTCCAAAAGCTAAAGATAGATTTAAAGACTTTAGAAAATCTACTCCAAAGGATAAAACACCTGATGGTGGTGCACCTAAAGTAGTAAAAAAAGGTGGTCTTGGTACAGCTGTAGGAGGTGGTAGTGTTGGTGCTGGGTTAATTGGTAAAGGTGCTATAGATGCATTAAGTAATCGACAACAAATTCCAGAACAAGAAAGTGGAATGGTAGTAGGTGGTCCAAATGGTATTGGTGGTTTAGGAGGATTGTCTCCAGCTGGTATGATGGCAGGATTAGGTGTAGGTGGTATTGCTGGTGGTGGTGGAGTTGTACAAGAAGCACCTGAAGCTATATCTATTGATCCATCTAAATCTATTTTAAAACTTGCACTTATTATACCATGAGAGGCATTTGTTGTTGATCTTAAAGTTGAAGATGATTTAACAGTTACTGATGATGCTACAATAGGTGGCACATTGGGTGTTACTGGAGAAACTACTTTAGCAACACATCTTAATATG